ACGCACCAGATGAAGAGTAGATGATGCCTTTGTAGATAGGGTCTATGGGGGCAAAGTTAATTCCAAAGTACACCAGCGTCCCAACGATAGCACCAGCCAAAGCCTTGCGTATCCAGCGTATCCAAGCAAAGCGTTCCTCCGTGATGATAAGCCTAGCAATAGCACCCAACGCACCAAGGACTGCCACTATCCAACCGCCCTTCTTGAACTCCTCAGCGGTCTCTATGATGGTCGGGTCTACGGGACTCATCGCTTAGGTATCTCCTTATAGATACGCTTCTTGGCTTGTTCCTCGTCCGTGTATACACCAAGGATAACCTTTGCAGGACTGTAGACTCTGAACTTGTTGTTCACCATCATAATGGCATAGCCCTTGGCGTTCTTGAGAATGCGACCAGAGGCTGTCTGCTCCGTGGTGAACTCTGAGAACTCAGCGGGTTGCATTAATCTCTGAGGTCTAGCCGCCTTCTTCTTCATCTCTGGCGTGAAGTCGAAGCCCATGCTTCTATCAACCAAGTACTCAGATTCAGACATAGACCCAGCCGCTACCTTCTTACCGCTTGGTGTCTTTGCTCCTTGATTGGACATTTCTTCTTCAACATATGCTCTTAACTTTTCAGCCCTTGCGGAAGATGCTTTTTCAATAGCGTCTAATCCCTTGTAGTTATTAGGAAGTTTTGCTAATTCAAACCCCATCCATTTTTCAAATTCAAATACAGAAGACATATATGTCCCCATTTGGCTTCCAAACCAATTGTCAAGGTCTGCGTCAGCCATGTGGAGATACTCAAATATCTTTCTTACATCAGCACCATTGTTGGGAGCATTTACATCAACTTCTTTTGCAACCCGTTGAATGGATTCATTAAGTTTAACATTAGCCTCTATCATTCTAGCCTGTCTTTTAGATGTAGACTTATCTTCTACATCAAGACGAGAGTTCATCTTCTGTAACTCAGAATTAAACGCATCAACGATTGTCTTGCCGTAGAATCTTTCGGCAGACTTAGCCTTCATGCCCACTTGCAACGGAGTTTCAGACCAAGGAGTGATTGTGATTCTGTCAACGCCTTCAACAAAAGCCTTGCGAAGAACAGTTCTGAAAGCAACCTTTACCCATTCCTTGGGGTCTTGAAGCGGAGCATTGTTTTTCTTTGCATTGAGTCTTGTTTCTTTTTCTGAAACCAACATATCAATTTGCATATTAGGGAGCGATTTAGCCAATGCAGAAATATATCCATCTCTTGTTTTGTTTCCTATGGCTATATATCTTTCTTGATGAGGTTCTGGATTTAAATCGTACAAACTTTCTGCATATTTTCCCGCTATTTTATCTCTGTTTGCTTCCCATCTTTTAATTCTTGCTTCATCAGCAAGTGCAAAATCTGCCGTTCCTTTTCCAAATCTAGATTTTAATGCAGACAATTCTGCCTGTGTATAAAGGAGGGCGGCTTCGTAGTCTTTTTTAAAAGATTTAAGTTGTTCAATTTCTTTAGTTACAACTTGTCTTTGGGAATCAGACAACACATCGGTAGCCGTATTGTTAGCCTGTATCTCCTCGATGTGCATGACCTTCTTGCCATCCTTTGTGTTTCTAAGCGTTACACGGACATGGACAACAGCACCTTCAAAGTGACCAGCCACTCCGTGTTTGTGTTTAGCGTTTGTCATTCTTACAACATATACACGATATCCCTTTTTAGCCTGTTCTTCGCCGCCAGTTACATAAGGTCTTGTGCCTCCGAAGTCAGCAGATTGTTCCAGTTGAGGGTCAATAGTAAGACCCATCTTGTTGTTCTCTACAAACTCAATTAATTCTTTAGTTGTGACTTTCTTTTGCTTTTGTCCATCTTGCTTGGATTCAAGCCAATCAATAAGTCCGATAGCCTTAGCCTCAGCGTAAACCTTAGAGTCGCCACCAGACTTGTTTTTAAGAGCGTTTATTATTCTGCGAGGATTAACTTCTCCTTGAGGAAGTCCTTTTTCTGTAAGTTTATTTTCAGACCTAAGAACATCTACAAGGATTCCCTTTTTATTAGAACCCTCAGATGCTGGAATAGTATAATGATGCCTTCCCTTTTGAGGAGTTATGTAATCAGAATTGTATAGTTCTGACTCGAAAGCCGCACCAATATAATCCTGTTCATACTTAACATTAGCGTATTCACGGAATGATTCAGCAATAGATATATCATCTCCTGCTATTTCTCTTGCAAAACCACTACCTAATTCTCTTGTAAGAACTGCTTCTAACCTGTTTGTGCCAGACCAAGTTCCAACTCTGCTTAACGGCTGTTCTGAAATTGTAGAAATAACAGAATCAATTTTTCTAATTCCAATATCAAGTTCATCAAGTTGGTCAGTAAATTGATGGGCATACTCACCTTGAGTTTCTTGAATCCGACCTGTCATAAAGTCTTCAAGGTCACTTATTTCGCTTTTTAAATCTCTTCTTTCAGATATGAAATCTGGAATATCTTTTCCGTCTTCTGCATCTCTTTCTAATCTATCAAGAGAGTCTGTAAGTTGCTTATACTTTTCAAAATCTCCTAAATCAATACCCCATTTGTCAAGATACGATTGTTTAATGCTACGAGTAGCCGCCTTCTTGCTTCTAGAAATCTGGCGATACACACGATTGAATGCTTGGTCTTTGGAAGGAAGCGTAGGTTCGTCTGGCTGTAGAGAAGTTTTTTTGTTAGAATCAGACATTCCTTCCTTGGCAAAGTTTGTCCAAGTGCTTTCATTAATCAACTTAGTGTTTAAGAACTTTAGTTCTCTGTGTGCGGAATTAAAATCAAGGTTTCCAAGTGCAACATTGAGAGCCTTTACTCTTCTTTGAAGTTCATTGTTGGCAGGAAGTTCAGCGTGTGCATCTCCGAATTCCTTTAACAACTTCTTTACTTCTACAAGATGCTGTTCAGATGTTCCTGTAGACCTTTTATCGTTTGCAAAATTGCTTACAGCGTTTCTTCTGAATTCGTCTTTGTTTAGCAGTAGTTCAGATATACGCTTTAACGCTAAATCAACTTTGTATTTAACTGTTTCATAACCAAAAGAACCATTGTTTACATTTATTCTTTCATAGGTTCTGTGTAGGATATCTCCAGCGTGTTCTATAACAGTAGACATAAATCCACCGCCAAGTTTGTATTGAACTCTTACCATAGCAGACTCTGGCTTGTCTCTTTGAGCCTCAGCAACAGTCTTAGACCAATCAGCACCGCCCTCGTCTGGCATATAGCGAGCCTGTTTGTACAGCGTGTTGGTGACATCAACGCCACCCATAGAGCCGACTATCTCCTGCTTGTCTCTTATTCTGTTAGCACCTTCGACATAGTTAATCTTTCTGCCAGAGTACAGGTCTCTGGTGTCACCGATAATCTTTTCTCTGACCTTGATGGGAACGCCATCGGGGTTCACGATAGTGCCGTCCACAGCCGTGACACCCATCGCACGGAGTCTCTCAGCCATCTCGCTGTACACGACATAGGCTAACTTCCTGCCTCTGAAGTCCTCGTTGATGTGAGCAGAGAGCGTGGCTCTGTCTCCCTCGATGTTAGCGGTGATGTGTCCGATGTCAGCGGACTCACCCTTCTTGGAGTTATCAGTCAGACGGATTCTGTGAGAGCCGTCCTTTCTCTTCATAAACTGAAGGCTGACACCCTTGACCCTGTCTGGGTTCTGTTCAGCGTACAGACCTAGGAAGCCAGACTTGAATTGCTTGCTGTTGAAGTCGTAGGTTCTACCGCCTTGGTAGGCATCTTCTTCGGAGGGCTGGAAATTTCTGCCTTCAATCTCAGAGCCACCCTTGACCTTGTTGCCAGCCTCGTCATTGCCTCTGGGAGCAAATCTTGTGTCCTCTGTTGTCTCAAGGGTGAATATCTTGTTGTCCTCGTTCTTGGCAAAGGAAGCAAAGATAGTATCTAAGCCACCGCCATCCTTGGTGTTCTTGAAGATAACGCCATCGTGACCAGCGTCCTTAGCCCTCTGAATAACAGAGGCAAAGGTCTCGTCTCTGTAGTCAGCCTTAGCGTATTCGTGGACATACGGGTTATCCATCTTGACGATGTTGCGAAGTAGGTAGGGCTTCCTTCCTGCTTCTTCCCAATAGGTTTCAACGCCTCCAAACACAGCACCTTCATCGTTTGCACTCTCAAGCATTCTGTCTAGGAATCCATCAATGTCATAACCTAGTTGCGATTCTGGTTGAGGAGCAATATAAGGCTCTCCTTCCTTTGTCTTTCTTCCAGTATCCTTGAGTTTGAAATCATCTGGGAACTCGATGTGAGCATTCTTCATCAAGTAATTTACCTTCTGAACAACGCCCTTAGAAGTGTCAGAAGAAAGCATCGACTCTAACTTTGCTTTAATTTCTGGAGAGAAGTTCTTTACATAATACTTTCTTGCTTCTAAGAAGTCCTTAAACCAAGTCTTGGACAGAGGAGTGCCGACATAGTTGACGGATGTCTCCTTAGAGCCAGCAAAGAAGGTGGCATTGAATGCAGACATAGAGCCTGTGTTTCTGCCAAGAAATGCTGTGTTAAATGTCTTGCTGACCATCAGTTCGTGGTTAGGCGTTCCGTGATTAGCCAAAAATGTGACAGCCTTTCCTGTTTCAAAATTAGCCTCGTATGCCTTGATTAACTGAGGAGTGATGGCAAACTTGATAGCCTCTTCGCTAAGTTTTCCTGTTTCGTTAAACTTTTCAAGAAGACGCTTAGTGATGTAGTAGTGAGAGTTAGAATCTGAAATTCCAGCGTCATGTTGTTTTTTCACTATTTCAGAAACACGCTTATTAATTTCTTGTTTTCTCTTGTACATACGCCCATACATCTCAAGAATACCTACATCAACTCTAGCATCTGGGTCGCTAAATTGTTGAAGACTTTTCTTATGTTGGCTTAACTCTACAATTTTACCAATTATTTCCTTTTCTTGTTCTTGAAGTTGTGTTGACTCTAATGTAAGAGGCTCAAATTCTTTTTGTAATTCTTTCTCTAACTCAATTAACTCCTTGAATTCAGAGTTAAACAGTTGCTCTAAGATAGCACCTTTTTCTTGTTCGTTTTTGCCGCTGTTAATTTCTTCGACCCTTTGGCTGAGAAACTCATCAAAGGTCTGACGGACTAACTTAGAGTTACCGACAATCTCCTGCATTCTTCTTGTCTTGAAGATGTCTCCAATACGAAACGCTTCCTCGTAGGTAGCCTCGTCAAGAGGTTGAAGATTCTTTCTGTTCTCTACTTCCTTTTGCTTGGCTTGTTCAGCAATCTTACGGATGTTCTCTTGAGCCTTGTTGTAAAGATTCTTAGATGCAACTGTGGCTTCTCTGATAGAGCCAAATGTGCCGACCTTAGAGCCGTCATTGGTATAAGCGGAGACCTTTCCGCTGGCATCTTGCGTGAACTTAAACCCAGTTTCGTGAGTAAGGACTCTTCCAGCAGGAGTCTTTTCTTGCTTCATCTCATCGGGTTGCCAGTTCTCACGGATGAACTTGTGAGCGTTCTTCATGTCGATGTCCACTCGTGTGCCTGTATCGACACGGGGAGTAGTCATGCCATCAATATTAAATGTAGTTACGCTGTGTCTGAAGCCTTCTGGAATAACCGCAATAGGCTGGTGCTTGTAGGCATCGCCAGTCTGGAGAGCCATACGACCCATCTGATGAAGGACATCTCTACGCTGTGCTCCAAGTCCGTCACCCTTATCAAGAAGGACAGCAGAGTCTAATTTCTTTGGGTCGGTGGATGCCTTAGAAGCGTTGCTAAGGTATCTGAAAAAATCGGCTTCCATGACGGCTCTGTCTCCATCAAAGAGTGCTCTATAATCTGTGTTCTGGAAAAGTCGGTTAGCCTCTTGCTCAATGACAGCCAAGTCAAGAGTGTGAAAGAGCGTGTAGAATGTGCCGTCAGCCTTGACCTTAGTCTCGACATCAAACAAGACAGCCTTGCGGTTTTTGAACGCAACAGCACTTCCAGTAAGTCTGGGGTATGAGGCATCCGTGGTCTGCTCAGTTCTGCCAAGGTATCCAGCAGAGAAGACATTAGAAACTGTGCCGTCAAGCATCGCATAGCCTTGGTTGACCTTGTCAGCCCAAGCCCTAGGAACGATGCCACCTTTGACGAGAGCGTCTAATTCAGTCTCAGACAGTCTTCCTGTGATGACAGGCTTTCCGTTCTCATCAATCGTATCCTTGGAGGTACGCATAGCCTTGTCCAGTCCGCTGAGAATCTTGAAGGCTTCCTTGCCGAGACGGATGTTCTGTGTGACCTGTTCACGAGGGTTAAGTCTTCTGTTGCCTTCTGGAGTCGTGAGGTTTCGGAGACCATTGCTACGCTCGAAATCTCTGAGGTTCTCAAGTGTCATCGAGTCGGGACGGAAAGCATCTCTGTTGGCGTTAGAGGCGGCTCTGACCATATCCCGCATATAGTAGTCCATCGAGGAGATGCGACCAAGACCCTTAGAACGATTGAACGATTCGTTGAGTCCCTTTGTGAAGTCAAACTCTGGGTTAGCCTTGGAAATCTTGGATTGCCAGAAGTCCATGAAGCCGTCCTTGGTTCTTTCTACAAGACCTTCGATGCCCTTGAGTTCGCCACCAAAGAACAAGGTGTTTCTATTACGACCCATCAGCCAATGCGAGAAGTAGTAAGCACCGAACTCTTCCGTGTAGTGTTCAAGAAGGCTTCTAGACTTGTCGGAAATCTTCTTGTTCTTGCCAGACTGTTCGTACTCTCCGAGGGCAACCTCGACAGCCTTCATGGTCTCTTCTGCCTTAACAGGATTCATCGTGCCGTCTTCATCAAACGAAGTTAGGTCGATATACTTCTTGAAGAACTTGCGGAGTTGGTTGACATTGACTTCTCC